CCACGCTCGTTCATGTCCTCAAGCTTTTTGTAGCCAATCTTCTCAGCAACCTCTGGCGGGATAACATACTCACCATTGGAAATTGCTACCGGAACATCGTCATCTGGATTAGTGTCTTCACCGCTAATCTGTACGCCTTCTTTAAGAAGGGCACGAACAGCGTCATTAATTAGCTTGTCAATGGTTTCTGTGCCATGATACTGAATAGCTGCGGCGTTAAGCACAAAAGTGCCTTCTGGCAACTCAGTGGGAACACCATCGTCAACTGGCCCGCCTCCATTGGGAACATCAACCATACCCATTGGTGCGCCGTTAACAACATCAGCAGCTACTTCTTCTGGGGGCAAATTACCTTGCGGGTCCATCATTGGCAAAAGAGGACCGCCCTCTTGCATTTCAGTCCTTGAATCTTTAATGACGGTATCAAAAAACATTTAGTATTACTCCTCAGAGCCAGTAAGAAAAACATTAGAAATAAAATCTGCGCGTCGTCCAACTTGTTTTGCCCAGCGGCTGTTCAAAACTTCTTTAGATGCCTCTTCGTATTGGCCGCTTTCAAGCAAACCAAGAGTTTTCTGAAACTTCATTAGGGTTGGTGTACCAACATTGTACGCCATGTTAAGTAGTGCGCGTTTACGTGGATTGTTTAGTTCTGTCCACCAAGGGATGTTTCTGTCTAACTCATCCATTAAGTTGTCAATGTCGTTTTCAGCAAGGTAGTAAGCTTCTTCTTCTGTAATCCCATTGTCTTCAAGATTGCGCCCAAGACCAATCGTGAGCTTATCTGATGTACAGCGGTACGGCTTGAGTTCTAAACCTTCAAAATCTTTGAGCTGTTCAAATAGGATTTCTAAGTCCATACTACTTGGTAAACTTTTTAAGGCCGCGCACACCAAAGCTTGCAGCTATTGACATGTACACAGCGTATTGAAACCATTCGGGAGTAGAGTTAGACAGTACATAGAAACCCTGCTCGATGTGGACTTGAAGGCCGGGAACAAAGCAACCAACAATTACTGAGATAAAAAGAATAGTCCATGCTTCATCTTTCCATGAATTACCAGAAGACTTAGCCATTGCCATCTCCCACTTACTTTCGTGGGTTGCAACAGTCTTTAAAACTTCTGCTTCAGCTTCTCCCCTAGCTTTTCTAACAACAGCCTTGCTTTCAAGATGCGTTGTTGCTACGTTAAGCACACCGCCTAGTAGGTTGCCGACAATTCCTAAACCAATCATGGTTGTTATTTACTGTCCATAAAGGAGGGTACTTTTTTGGTTTTGGCTTTTACGGTGCCGCCGGATGCAAAAAGACCGGGGTCCATGTCGCTAATATCAGGCCCCGGTGCCGCATCAGGGCCTCCGCCGCCGGGATCGTCACCCATGCCGCCGGGATCAGGCGGTGATGCTTGCGAACTACCAGACGTATTGCCTAACATACCTGAACGACCTTGAGTATTAAAATTTTGTGACTGGTAGCCCGCCGGTTGGCCGGTAGCCCTAGACCGCCCCGGTACGTAGCCCGGTTTTGCAGGACCACCTTTATTATCGCCAAGAAGATCCGCTATTATACCCGGAGTTGAAAATGTTGTGACTAACGATTGCAGCCCTTTTCCCATACCCGCTAAAACTTCACTAAAGGTTTTACTACCCGGTTGCATTCCTGCTCTTGCTTGACCTTCACTTATATCATCCCGACTAAAAAAGTCTGGGCCTCCTGTTCCCGGTACAGCTTGGCTTTGATCGGCTGTAACGGTAGGGTCGTCTACAGCAAAAGGGTCTTGAAAATTACCACTAAACGGATCATCAACGCCACTATCATGGCTTGGAATTTCAGGTGGTATTAATGCAGCAGGGGGTGGGGGTGGCGTGTCGTCTGGTGGGGGTTCTGGTGGTGTATAATACACAGACGCTAAAAATCCCTCGTCGTTTGGGTCCAAAGGAGCTACACCCCCTGCAACATTTTTATACTTGTCAAAAAAGGACTGATACGATGTACTAGAGTCAAACAACGCTGCACCAACGTTTGACATTTGGTCTGTTGCTGCGTAGTCACTCTGTTGTGACTTTGTATTTTGAGGATAATAAAGTGGCTGGGCAACTTCACTAGCAGTTCCTGTTAAAACATCTATAGCATCACTACCAGTAAGACTTTTTGTGCCTAGCTTAATTGTGCCAGCAGTTGATGAAGTGTACGCATTGGGATCAATAGACATTACTTAGTCCTTTTCATATTCTCGTAGTTATTCCGCAGCTTCAGAAAGGTTTCCAGTAAAGCCAGCTTCCCCTGAAGACGGCGCACTTCCAACTCCGATGTTTCCGCCACCAACGCCCGAGACATCTGCTGGGTTTGCTCCAACAGGTACTCCTCCAACGCCACCCATGCCGCCGGGTTGTTGAGGAGCGGCCCCAGCTTGTGGAACGCCGTTCTCGGCTGGTTGTTGTTGCTCACTCAAACCTCTCAATACATCTGCAAAAATAGCAGCTTCATTAACATCATTAACTAGCTCATTCGGATCAATGTCTTGCGAAATAGCAAGCTCACGGATAAGATTTGGAATCTTAACAAACGGTGCCAACATTGGATTGGAAACTGTCTGGAGCAACGTAACAAGACGCTGTGTGCGGACCTCTTTCTGCATAACAGCAGAAGTACCTCTTGGCTTAATCTCAAGATCACCCTCAATTTCAGGTTGATCTTCGTTAAACTGCATGTTCCACTGGAAGTATGACTCGCCCATTGGCTTCAAGAGGTAGTCATCAATATTCTTAATGACAGACTTAATAGCCAGTGTGGACGAACTCATCAACATGGACAGCCCAGAAGCAGTACGACCGGAGCCACTTACACCTGTCTGACCGTGCATAATACTAGGGATGCCAGTCTCTTCATCTGCAAGCTGCCGTGCCTTGTCGTACATTTGGGCGTTGGCTGGTGCAGTGTTAGGAAAGTTAATGGCGTTAATTGCAGTGCCACTAACACCCGACTGACGACGGAACACCTTACCGGGATAGATGTCGTAGTTCTGGCCGGGGACCAGCATAGCTTCGTCAATGTCAAACACTACATTACCAGCAAGGGCAAGATTGTCGATTGCCATGCGAATGTGGCCGTTCATTAGAAGCTGTGCATCTTCCATGTTCTCAGCAATGCCCACACCAAACATTTGGTACGGGTTTACCTCGTAAGGAAATACTTGATAAGGAATGCGCTCTGGTGTAAAAGGGTTAATAACCAGACGTAGTACTTTACTTCCAGAAATCCATGCGTTTACTTGGTAAGACTTGAGGCTATCCATCTCGCTGAAGGTTTCAAGACCCGCCTCAGAAGCCATTGCAGAGTCCAGAGTACCCCAGTACTCAAGTACTTCAAACCGCGACTCAGAATAGATAGGGTCGTTTTGGTCAGATTGTAGCTGACTCTCAAAATATTTTTCGTCATAGTTAGGGCCATCCTCTAAAAGTTCTTCAATAGCTTCATTATTAAAATACGGCTCATCTTTTAGTTTTCTTAGCTGTTGCCGATTAAGCTTGTGACGTTCAATGACATACTCTGCTTCATCTACGCCGGAAGCATTAGGATCAGGGTAGAAATTCCAACATGAGATGTGGTCGATGTTGGGCTTAGACTTGTGGATAGGAGAGTATTCTCTTTCTCCTTCTTCATTGCGCCGCCACCGTGGGATAGTCTTATCGTATGTGAACGGACCTTTAATAATGCCTGTGCCAAGCAAGCAGGATTCAAAGATAGACTTGCGTAGTTTCTTAACGGCTGAAGTGTCTAGAAGCTGGTCATGGATTGTTTTTTCCATGTTAGCAGCAGCAAGAGCAGCAGGTTTAATCTGAGGCTGACCCATTCTACCGGGGCCAGCAACAAGATTTTCACTGTCGTATTCGTGCCCAAGGTTGCGTGTGATTGGGTTTTCAGTAAGCCTAGACGTTGCCTCTTTAGCACCGGGAAGCAGTTCTTTTCCATCGTCAGGAAAACCAAACGGGCTTTCTTGTTGGGTTTCTTGGGGGGACTTTAAATGAGCAAACTCAGGGATACCTTCAGGATTAGGTGTGGACTCAACTACAATGGGAAACTTTTTATTGGCAAACAAGATGTCACCAATTTGACCCGCTGCTGCAAGAACCTTTACCTTAGTAATCTTAATGAAGACACGGGATCGTTCTGAATCCCTGAGTTGGTCTGGATTTTGACTGTCAGACAGCCCTCGATAGTTTTTGTACGCCTTTAGCCATCTCTGTTCATCAGAGTAGCGACCATCCTCTGCTCTTTGAAATTTGGCACGGATGTGCCCCACAAGTCCACTAAAGGAACTTGATGAAGGACCATCTTCCATGCGTACATCAATAGCCAAGTCTGTATCAGAACTAGAGCTAGCGTCGGTATCTGTATCGAGAAATCCCATATTAAACTACAGAGACTTAGTAGTCTCGCTCATCCGCCATTTTGAAAATAC